GCTCTTCCGATCTCGGGGTCAGGTTCAAAGCGATCTGCCAACAATCAATATGTCGAACCATTGATTCCAGGGCGCCCACAATTTCAATCTCTTGCTGGCGTGACTGTAGATTCAGAAACTGCAATTCGGATGTCCACAGTTTATTCTTGCGTTCGCCTATTGGCAGACACAGTTTCATCTTTGCCAGTTGGTGCTTATGTGCGCCGTGGCCGTAACCGCTTGCCATACTCAACAATTTATGGCGATCAACCAGCTTGGGTGTCACGCCCAAACCCTGAAACAACACGCCTTGAGTTTTATGAGCAAATTGTTACTTCATTCAAACTTGAAGGCAACGCTTACATTTTAACAATGCGCGATGAACTAGGCGATGTTCAAGAGCTTTATGTGCTTGACCCAGTTGGCGTGCGCATTGAGCGCCCAAGAGTAGGCGAGCCTTTAATTTATTATGTAAAGGTTAGAGATACACAAGGCGTATATGAAGAACGCCTAACTGATAAAGAACTTTTACACATTCCTGATTTTCGTTTGCCAGGTCAGCGTTACGGGCTTTCACCTATCGCCGCCTGCCGCACCACACTTGGCGCAGCAATGGCAGCCGATGTTTATGCCGCCTCTTATTTTGGCAACGCTGCTAACCCTGGCGGTGTCATTGAAGTTCCCGGCGAGCTAACTGAAGAACAGGCACAAGATATTGGCCGTGATTGGAACCTCACACACACTGGTCCTTACCGCGCTGGCAAGATTGGCATCCTTTCGGGCGGTGCGAGTTTCCAACCGCTACAGATTAACGCCCAGGATGCCCAGCTATTAGACACACGCCGGTTCTCAGTGGAAGAAATTGCCCGAATTTTTCGCGTTCCGCTTAGCCTTTTAGGTCACCCTGTTGCCGGTGCGATGTCATTTGCCTCAGTTGAAGCGCAGAATCTTTCATTTGTTCAGCACTCATTGCGCCCAATCTTGGAGCGAATTGAACAATCTCTTTCAACATTGTTACCTGAACCTGACGGTTTTATTCGATTCAACCTTGATGCGCTACTTCGTGGCACAACTCTTGAGCGTTATGATGCCTACACTAAGGGATTGCGCGAAGGTTTCCTTTCACTCAACGATGTTCACGCCTACGAAGATATGGCGCCAATTGAAAGCGGCGATCAATACCGCGTGCCATTACAAAACATTGATGCAACAGATGCCAAGGATGTTGGCCTCAAGCTGCGCACCGAAATTGCTGCCGCATTGATTCAAGTTGGCTTTGACCCTGCAGCAGTAACAAAGGCAGTTGGCTTACCTGATATGAAGCACACAGGAGTTCCATCAAGTCAGCTACAACAGATTTCAACAATTGACCCAGCCGACCCAACTGCAGTTTATGAGGTTAAGTAATGCCTTACTTTATTAGCGATAAACAAACTGATTGTTCAGGATGGGCAACAGTAAAGCAAGAAACAGATGGTTCTTATACAACGCTTGCGTGTCACGATACAAAGCAAGAAGCAATAGATCAAATGGTTGCGGTTTCAATCTCTGAAGATATGGAACCAGGCGGGGAAGTTAACTCAAGGAGCAAAGTGAAAGAAATTGAACGCCGTACATTTACGGTTCAAGATGTTGAAGCACGCCAGGCAGAGGATGGAACAATGCGGTTGCGTGGTTACGCAGCAGTGTTCAATGATGCCAGCGTTCCCCTGCCATTTAAGGAAACTATCGCCCCAGGCGCTTTCCGCAAAACATTAAGCGAAACACCTGATGTTCGCTTGCTTATCAATCACGAAGGTTTGCCATTAGCTCGCACAAAGAATGGCACATTAACTTTGAGCGAAGATGGGCGCGGTTTATTTATGGATGCAGTTATTGCAGACACAACAGAAGGCCGCGACCTTTACAAATTAGTTGAGCGCGGAGATGTTGACCAAATGAGTTTTGCTTTCCGCGTGATTCGCCAAAAGTGGAGCGAAGATCGCTCAACTCGCACGCTTACCGAAGTTTCATTGGCTGACGGCGATGTCAGCGTGGTTACTTATCCGGCCTACCCAACCACCTCAGTTGAAGCAAGAGAGGCAATTAAAAACGCAATGGAAGCAATTAAAGAAGGTCGCGCATTAGATGGCGAATCAACTCTTGTTATCAATTCAATTCTTGAAAAGGTATCTGATTCTTATGACAGCCTTGAAGAAGGAAAAACAATGCTTGAAGTTTTGCTTGGGCTTAACACATTAGAGCCAACTGTTGAAGTTGAAGAACCTGAAATTGAGTTAGAGCCAACAGATGTGCCAGCGCGTTCAATTTCCCTGCGCTTAGCCAAAGCAATTATCAACAACACAAAATAAGTTTCTGCTGCACAAGTAGCAGATCGAAGTCGGAGCGAATCCCACACCCTAAAAGCGCCGTGGAAAGCATCGCCACCACCTCAAAACAATTACAAAACTCATTGGAGAAATAATGTCAAAGTCATATCTTGATGTTGCTCTTGAGCGCCGTGATGCAGTGAAGTCAGAAATGGATGCAGTTCTTGAGGCAGTAGCCGCAGAATCACGCACCGATCTTACTGCAGAGGAAACCGAAAAGGTTGATGCTCTCGTTGAAGAGTCACGCGCACTAGATGCAAAGATTGAAAAGTTCACAACACAGGCAGCAGCAGATGCAAAGGTTGCAGAAATGCGCTCATCAGTTGCAGCAGTAATCACACCACGCGTTGGTGGAGCAACAGTTACACGCGAAGCTCGCACATACTCACCAGAGGCTGGCGCTTCATTCGTTAAGGATGTATTCAACGCACAGGTTCGCGGAGATTACAACGCACAAGAGCGCCTTGCTCGCCACACAAAGGAAGAATCAATTGAGCGCCGCGATGTTGACACATCAAACTTCGCTGGTTTAGTTGTTCCCCAGTATTTAGTGGACCTAGCTGCACCATTTGCTAGAGCGGGCCGTCCGGCGGCTGACTTCGCAACTGCGAAGCACACACTTCCAGTAGCCGGTATGTCGCTAGAAATTAGCCGTATGACCACAGGCACATCAACAGCAGTTCAAGAAACTCAGAACACTGCAGTTTCAGAAACTGATGCCGATGATACATTGCTATCAATTCCTGTCCGGACTATCGCCGGACAACAGGACCTATCACGCCAGGCGATCGAGCGCGGAACAGGCATTGACACATTCGTTGTTGCTGACCTAATCCGTTCTTGGCACACAACAGTTGATGCTCAGGTTCTAAACGGAACAGGCTCAAACGGCCAGTTCAAGGGAATCCGCAATTCAGGTGGAAACGCAATCACATTCACAGCAACAACACCAACAGTTGCTTTGCTATATCCAAAACTAGCTGATGCAATTCAGCAAATTCAGTCAAATGTGTTTGAAACACCTACACACTGGATTATGCACCCACGCCGTCTAGCATTCTTGTTAGCAGCAGTTGATACTTCAGGCCGCCCATTAGTAGTTCCAACTGCTAACGGTCCAATGAACGCATCAGGTGTAGGCGCAGGCGTTGCAGCATACGCAAACACTGGCTATCAAATGCTTGGTTTGCCAATCATCTCTGATGCAAATGTTGGAACCGCTTACGGTGCCGCAACAAATCAGGATGAAATCTACTGCGTAGCAGCACCTGAAATGCACCTTTGGGAGCAACCAGGTTCACCATTCGCATTGTCATTTGATGCAACTGGTGCCTCGACTCTCACAATCAAGTCCGTTGTTTACGGATTTGGTGCTTTCTCTGCTGAGCGTTATCCAAAGGCCGCTTCAATCATTAGCGGTACTGGTTTAGTAGCTCCAACTTTCTAATCCAAAGTTAACAAATTGTAAGAGGCGGGTTTTTCTCCCCCGGCTAACCCGCCTCTTACTTCTTAAACGATTCGGGGGAATCTATGAAATCAGCACATAAAGTTTCAATTGGCAGTTGCGACCCAGGAACAGTTAACGGCGGGTTTGCATTTAGTTTAATTCAAGTTGCTCAATCAAGATCAGCACGCCTTGGCCCATTCATTAGAATTAAGGGTTCAGGTTTACTTTCAAAGCAACGCAATCGTTTAGTTAAGCAATTTTTAGAAACTAAATCCGATTGGTTACTAATGATGGATTCAGATGAGCAACTATCCGTTGAAGCATTTGATAAGTTAATTGAAACCGCACACGATAAAGAACGCCCAGTTGTAGCAGGGTTGGTATTTGCTAGTTTTGAAACAGGTTATCCATACCCGCAACCAGTGCCAACAATTTTTCAAGATGCTCCTGAAGGCTTTTTGCCACTTAACAAGTACGATAAAGATTCAATTTTCCAAGTAGATGCCGCAGGCACTGGATGTTTACTAATCCACCGCAGCGTGTTGGAAGCAATCAGAGCAGATGCCGACCCACACCAAGGGCAGGATTGGTGTTGGTTTTGGGATGGACCTATCAACGGTGAATGGATTGGCGAGGATTTACAATTTTGCCGCCGTGTTCGTTCACTTGGTTTTCCAATCTATGTGAATACAGGCGCGATACTGCCTCACTCAAAGAGCTATTGGTTAGATGATAGGCAGCACGATATATGGAACGCATAAAAAGAATTTTAAGAATTAAGGTAAAATTAAAGGAAACCGCTACCGCCGTTCCGCAATTGGAACGCGCAATGCTTCCCAAAGTAGAAACGAGAACCACGCGTGGCGATCACTAACGGGTATGTAACCCTGAATGAAGTTAAGGATGCACTCAATCTTGAAGATTCGATTGATAACGCAGCTCTTGAAATGGCAATTGCTACCGCTTCACGCCAGATAGATGATTATTGTGGCCGTTTCTTTTACAAGGATGGCACTGAGTTATTGCCAGCAACCCGCTATTACACGCCAACCGATTACTACATTCAACCTGTTGATGATTTTGTAAGCATTAGCGAGATCGCAACCGATGACAACTTTGACCGCTTGTACCTTACAGTGTGGACCGCAGACGATGCGATGTTTGAACCCGTCAATAATCCTTCCCGTGGGTGGCCAATGAGCCGCCTGTTAGCAGTTGGCTCTTATGTTTTCCCATTTAACCTGCCTCAATCCATACGGGTTAAGGGCGTTTTTGGATGGTCAGCGGTGCCATACGAAGTAAAGACCGCAGCAAAGATTCAAGCCTCTCGCCTGTTCCTGCGTAACCAGTCACCATTTGGAATTGCTGGTAATACAGATTTAGGAACAGTGCGTTTGGCTGCCAAGTTAGATGCTGATGTTGAGGCACTCCTGCGCCCCCTACGCAAGAACAACGGCTTGGCGGTATAATGCTACCAAGTGAGGTTAGAAACGGCTTAAAAGCCAACCTAGAGGCAATTAAAGGGATGCGTACTTACGAGCTAATTCCTACGGTGCCAGTTGCCCCAGCAGCCATCGTTGGCCAGTTGGACTTTACATTTGACTTAAACAATGCCCGTGGACTTGACCAGGCAAACCTAGATGTTGTTGTTTTGGTTCAACGCTTCACAGAGCGTTCAGGTCAAAATGAACTTGATAAGTACCTTGCGGGCAGCGGGGATTTTTCAATCAAGGCAGCAATTGAAGCTGATCTAACTCTTGGTGGAGCTTGTAACACTTTGCGTGTCACATCAGCCGAAGCGGGAAGTTATACCGCTGGAGATATGGAATTTCTTTCGTACCGTTACCGAATTACCGTTTGGGGATAAGGAGAAAAATGAGCTACACAATCACTTCAGATAATTTTGAAGGCAAAACAAAGGGTGATTCAATCACCGAAAAAGAATTGCTTGAATCAGGCTTGAACATTGAAGCACTAATTACAGGCGAGCATCTCAAAAAAACCGCAACAACTAAACCCGCAACAGTAGAGGAAACAAAATAAATGGCCCGTATAGTCTTAACAGATGCTTCAGTTGTAATCAACGGCATCAATCTTTCTGAATTTATTACGAGCGTTGCCCTTAGCACCAGCGAAGATGTGGTTGACACTACCGGGATGGGTTCTGCTGGAGCGCGTACACGCCAATCAGGACTTGCTGATAATTCAGTTACCTTTGAGTTCAATCAAGATTTTGCAACATCTGCGCCTGAAGTAACAATTAACGCAGTTGGTTCATCACTTGTTGGAACAAATGTAACTTGTGTTGTAAAGCCAACATCAGCAGCAGTTGGTGCGAGCAATCCTAGCTACACATTCTCAGCCGTTGTAGCCGAATGGCAAGCCCTTTCCGGCGCCGTTGGTGAGTTGGCCACAATTAGTGCAACTTGGCCCATCTCAGGCGTAATCACGAAGGCGGTTTAATATATGCCACGCTTAGTTTTAACAAATGCCTATGTGGTGTTCGCAAGCAATGACATCTCTCAATATGTGACCTCAATAAGTTTAAGCACGAGCTATGATGTTATTGACACTACTGGAATTTCAACTACAGGCGCAGCTCGCACCCGCGTTGCTGGCCTTGCTGATAACTCAATCACAATTGAGTTTAATCAAGATTACGCAGACAATGCCCTTGAAGAACTAATCAATGGCACAACAACAACAAATGGAACTGTTGGTTTAGTTGCGGCAATGGAAATTCGCCCAGTTAACACAACAGTAAGCGCAAGCAATCCGAAATATACCTTTAACGCGCTTGTGGCAGAATGGCAAGCGGTATCAGGTGCCGTGGGCGAACTTGCAACAATTAGTGCAACTTGGCCTATCTCAGGTCAAATTACAAAATCAATCACACCGTAATCAACTAAGGGGGAAAAGATGGATGGATTAGCAGTTAAGGTAAAAACAATTGATGGTGTTGAAAAGTCATATAAGTTAACACCGCGCATAATTGTTGCGTTTGAACAAAACTTTGGTGCAGGAATGCCTAAGTTGCTTGGGGAGCAACAAAAAGTCGAACACATCTATTGGCTGGCTTGGAAATGCCAACAGATTGATGCTCAAAATAACGGTGGAACACCCGTAAAACTTTTTGGCCCAGAGTATTTAGATTCAATCGTAAACGCCGAATTGGATGCTGATAGTTCTTTCGAATCCACCGCAACAGCCTGACATATACGGTTGCTGCGGTGGCCTGCGAAACGGGTATTTCACCCAATGAATTACTTGATGCCCCTGAAGGTATTTTTGAAGCAATGACGATTTACTTAAAGGAACGAGCTAAATCTAATGGCTGATGAAGTAATTGTTCTTTACGGCGTTAAAGAAACGCTTACTGCATTGAAAGAATTTGATAAAGATGCAGTCAGGCGGTTTAACAAAGTTATCAATAATGAACTTGCAGGCGCTGAAAAAGATGCCAAAGGTTTGATTGATGAGGACCCGCCGATGAGTGGTTGGCGCAAAGTAGATGCTACCAAAGGTCGCACTCGCGGTGGTGCTGGTTGGCCAGGTTGGAATGCCGGCGAAGTCAAAAGCAAGATCACAAAAACAAAAGCCGAAGGCAAAGTCCGTAAAGATTACACCACAAGTGCGGGCGCTTTGCTAAATAAATCTGCAGCGGGTTCAATCTTTGAAGTTGCTGGCCGTAAAACTAAAAGTACCACTGGTCGCGGCAGTAGCGCTCAGTTTCTGCGTACTTTGGGGAACAGATTTGGCGCTGCATCGCGTGTAGTATGGCGTGTTGTTGATAAAGATAAAGCAAAAATTGAAAAAAATGTTGAACAGGCTCTTAACGATGCCAAGGCTCAACTTCAAAGATACTTAAACAAAGAGCGAGGATAACAAATGGCAGTTGGCGCAATTGTAGCTCGCATCCTCACACAGTATTCGGACAAAGGTTCAAAGGCTGCTCAAAAAGACATTGCCAAACTTGGCAAAAACATTGATTTTTTTGCTAAAAAATCCGCAAGAGCCTTTGGATTGGCAGCCTTGGCATCAGCGGCAGCACTTGCCAAGATCAGCAAAGACTCAATTATGGCTGCCTCTGACCTATCTCAACAGTTTGGCGCACTTGATGCCGTTTTTGGTTCAAATTCTGAGCAGTTAAAAACATTTTCAAAGTCAATGGTTGATTACGGTTTATCAACCGCTGATGCTGCTCGATATGCCGCTTTGCTTGGCACTCAACTTAAAGGTTTAGGGCTTGAAGAGCAAGATGCTATTGCACGCACACAAAAACTACAGATTCTTGCCGCAGATTTAGCAGCAACTTACGGTGGAACAACTGCCGATGCAGTTGCGGCTCTTAGCTCTACATTCAAGGGTGAATACAACCCAATTGAGCGTTACGGTGTTGCCATTCGTAAATCTGACATCACCGCCCGCGTTGCCGCAAAGGGATTGGGCAAACTAACGGGTGACGCACTCAAAGCTGCTGAAGCGCAAGAGGCGTATGCACTTATTTTGGCAAAAACCACGGCAGCCCAGGGGCAATCCCGCCGTGAATATGACACATTCGCCGCGCAACTTCAGCGAGTAAACGCAACATATGAAAATATGAAGGCAACTTTAGGCTCAGCACTGTTGCCGGTTATGGAAAAGTTTGCCGCAGTTCTAATTACAAAGGTTTTGCCACAGATTGAGCAATTTGTTAATGCTAACAAAAATCAATTAGCAGCATCTTTTGCCGTTGCCGCAGAGTTTGCCGTTAAGTTTTTGAATGTGGCAATTGCTTTTGGTAATTGGGTTGCGAACAACACAGGTACAGTAAAAACATTGGCAGTAATTATTGCGGGAATGTTTGTTGCGGGGCGTATATCAGCATTTATTATTATGCTTGGCTCACTTACAACCGCAATGGCGCTTTTGCGAACTACGGCTGCTGGTGCCGCAGTTGCCACAGCCTTTGCAACTGGCGGAGTAAGCGTTGGAACTGCTTTGACTGCTCTTGGTGGCCTAGTCGCACTTGGACTTACTACCAAGAATCTCTTTGATATGGCTAATGGTAAAGCTCCTGCAAAAGGCAGCACCACAGGCGGCGGTGGGTTTACAGATTCTCAAAACGCTGCCCGCCTTTCTGGTATTGGTAAAATTACCCCAACTAAAGACCCTGTTGTTACCGCATTATTTAAGAATACATTTGCTCTCAATAAAAACACCAAGTCAATAATGGATATTGCCACAGCAAACGCAATGAAAGAATTAGCAACACGCCAAAAAGCACTTTCAGGTGGCTCTTCAATCGCCATCGGTGGCGGCAGTAAGATTTACAGCACTCGCAATGATCAGGGTAAGATTGATGTTAATGTTTACGCAGGCAATGTTGTTGGTTCAGCTGATGCTCTTATTGAGGTTGTTCAAAACGGCCTTGAAGCCACAGGCCGCCGTAACGGTGTTCCTAGAGGTGCGCTCGCACCAGGATTCTTGATTGCCTAATGCCAGCATTTGACGGAGTAACTTCGCCTAGCATCGCAGTTCAGTTTCTTAAAAGCGGAACTTGGACTTCAGTTACAATTAGCGATGTTGTTCAAATTGATTTTCGCCGTGGTCGTGAACGCGCAGATTTGCGCGATGAGGCAGGGTTTGCCAGCATTGTATTTAACAACACCAGTGGCATTTATGACCCTGACAACACAAGCGTTTCAAGCCCTTGGGTTGTTGGCGGCACAAGCATCCTGCGCGATGGTTTACAAATGCGAATTGTTGCGACTTGGAATTCAACAGCTTACCCATTATTTTACGGATTCCTTGAAAACAATTTTACAAATCAAGGTTTCTTACCAAATGTCACAATGACTTTCTACGATGGCATTGGCTATATTGCCGATGGCTTCGCACCGGCTTTAGCCGTTGCCGCCAACTCAGAAACAGCAGCAGTTCGAGCAGGCAGAATGTTAGACATTGCTGGTTGGACAACTGCCAATGGATTTTCACGTTCATTGACGGGTTCAGTTGTTATGTTGGCAACAGTTCAAAACCGCGGGTGTATGCAAGCAATTACAGAGTGCGTTAATGCTATCGCTGGCCGCTTTTACATTTCAAAATCAGGCGTGGCAACATTGGTGCCGTTAGCCGATAAGTTTAGCCGCCCAACACAATTGCTTTTTAGCGATTCAAACACATCTAACACTGTTACATATTCTGATTTGATAACCAACCCAGGCACAAAGTATGTTGTGAATCAAGCAATTATTATGCGTGGCGATAACAACCAAGTTACATCAACATATAACCCAAGTGTTGCCGCTTATGGTGTGGTGAAAAAGGAAATCTTTGCGCCAGTAAATACCGACACAAGCGCAACAAATCTAGCTTTATATGAATCACGCAAACTTGCCACACCTGATACTTATGTTGAGCGCATTGAATTTAACGGCCTTGTTGTGGCTAAAAATGGCTTGCTCTATCCTGATTTTCTTTCAACAGAGTTAGCCGATCAGGTAAGCGTTCAACGCACAACCTATGATGGCCGACCTTTACAATTTAATCTTGTGGTTGAAGGTATGAAGCACACCATTACCCAAAACAATTGGATTGTTTCATTTAATACATCCGACATTAACCCTTACAGCATTACAATCTAGGGGGAAAAATGCCACTATGCCCGCAAATTACTAACACACCAATTACAGTTACACAAACTGCAGATTTTACAGTTTCAAGCGTTTTGCCAGTAGTTTCTGCGACAACAACACAAGTTAGAGCTGCGCAATCAAGTGCAACATCTGCGCAGGCAACTGCGGCTATCGCACAAGCTGAGGCAGCAACTGCTATCTCAACTGCTAACACCGCTATTGCTAACGCGGCAACCGCAAATGCCACGGCGATTGCTGCCAACACCGCAGCGGGAGTCGCGCAAACAACCGCCGATGGTAAAAACAAAGTTACCTATTCAACATCAGTGCCAGGAACA